ATATTTATAATTTTTCTATAAAAACCAATTTCTTCTCAGTCTTCAAGTCTTGGTCCAGCATTTAAAATTTCTTCTGGCATTTCGCCTGCAAATCGTTTAAGTTTCTAAAAAGCCTTTATTTTTAATATTTTAAAGATGTTATTTTCTTATTTGTTACCATTTTGTTACCATTTTATTTTATATATTCTTCAAAAATTTTTGCTGTATCTCTTTTTGATTTCTCTGTAACATGTAAATATACTTCTTTTGTTATCCTATCGTTAGAGTGGCCAAGACGAGCTTGTATATCTGTTAGGCTTACTTTTCTAGTTTCAGCCAACAAAGACACATGAGTATGTCGCAGCATATGTGCATGCATATGTTTTGGATATGCACCTATTCTATTCATATAATCAAATATACTTCTAATAACATTTGGTATTACTACTATTTCTTTATGTTTGCCATCTACACTTCTAGTAAACTTAGTGAATACATAATCCTCTTTATCTATTTTATTAGTTAATCCACCATTTTTCAACCGTAATCGTAATTGAAGTTTTTTCCAGTCTTTTAAAACATTAATCAATGTTTCTCCCATAAATATATGTCTAATACTAGATTCATTCTTTGGTGTATCTTGTCGTTCATAGTGCGTGTAATTTTTAGAAAACATCGTTGAATGAATAAATATAGTTTTATTTTTAAAATCTACATCTTCCCACGTTAAAGCACACGCTTCTCCAACACGCATACCAGTATAAGCAAGCATAACACATAACGGATAAAAATAATCTGACGGACCGCCATATCTTTTATATTTTACAGAATATAAGAAGTCTTTTAGCTCTTCTTTTGTTAAATACAAATCCGTTATTTCTTTTTTTGGTATTTTTATTTTTGGTAATTCCACATCAGTTACTGGATTATTGAGTATAATACCAAATTTAACAGCATAATTAAAAATACTTTTTATAGCATGATGCCTGGTGTTTAAAGTAGAATATTTAACTTTTGTAGCATAATCATTTATAAATTGCTGATATTCATACGATGTTATATCTTTCATTTTTTTATTGCTGAAGTATTTGTTTGCTATATCTATACTAATTCCTAAATTATGTTGTGTTGCTAATTTTAAGCTACTTTTTCTATCATCTAGCCATTCATTGGCAAATTGGGAGAAAGTAATATCTGATTCTATAATATTTTTCCCTAACAATAATTTATTGAGTATAGGTTGTGCAGCTGCTCTAGCTTCTTTGGCTGTTTTAAAGCCACTTTTAGTAATACATTTTCTTTTCCCTGTTACTGGATCGCGACCTGCTTCTATTCTATATGTGTAGGTAATTCCTTTTTTTCCTTGCCTTTTGTAAACTAATATTTTTCCTTGTGTAGCCAAAAATACATCACCCTTTCTATGTCGGGGCGAATATGATATAATCTTAATTGTTTTTACTGGTTATAAGTTATAAACATATCCTGCCTGACATGAATAGCACCGCAAGTACGGTGCTATTTATATTTTTATGGTATAATATATATATAACATTCCATGGCACAAATGGGAATGTTAGAACATGCACATATTCAATCCTGTTACTTGTGAAAGGTTGGGGCATCAACCTTCTTTGGAGAGATACAGTAAGACCTGCTATTTTAGTAGGCAAGTATCGTTTGTATCCAAGAATCTCCTGTCTTTAGGCATGGGGAGTATGTCAAGTTTTTTGTTTCATTCAATACCACGGGAACCGTATCCAAAGAAAAGTCTAGCCAAAAGGTTAGGCTTTTTTTATTACCATATACTATCACCATTTAATTTATCTTCTACCTCATTTAATCTATCATCTAAATCACCTAAATCAGTAGTACCAAAAGAATATCCTTCAATATCTTGTATATCGTCTTGAGCTTCGCTGACATTATCTTCTGCTTCAGATACTCTCATTTCAGCATCAGATAATCTGCTTTCTAAATCTTGAACATAAGCTTCGTTATCAGCTTTTGTGCTTTCCAAATCCTCAATATGATATTCTAATGAATTAACATCACTTTTAACGTTTTTTACATTTTTAGTCAAACCAGCTGTAGTATCTTGTAAGACTTTTATTTCTTGTTGCTGGTTATAAACAACACCAATTAAAATAACAATTAAAATAATAAATATTATATTTAATTTTTTGGTATTCATAAAATCCCTTCTTTTTAGCTAAGATTTAGTTTCTTTATTTGATTTTTCTCTAATTATTTTCTCATATTTTTCTTTTATTTGAGCAATTTCTTCTTTATATTCCTGTTTTATTCTTTGCTTATCTTCTTCCCATCTATTGTAGCACTCATCAAATGAACGCTTCTCTGTAAATTCCCTATACTCTCTATAAATAAAAAACAAAAAAATTATAAAAATGTTATACCATGTAAATTCTTTTCCCTCAAAATACACATCATCAAAACCACCGAAAAAGAAAGCACCCACAAGAAAAGAATACAAAAACAATTTTAATAAACTCTTCATAAGTATCACTTCTTTATAAAAATATTTTCAAGACACAATGTTTTATCATTGTGTCTTTTTTCTTTGCTTAAACTTAAAAGTTGTCTGAAATTTTCCTCAAGTTTTTCTTTTAAGCGTTTCTAGTTTTCTGCTCTTTTTCATCAATTACATCATCATATTCAAGATCTACATTAATTTTTATTTTTCTTTTAGCCTTATCAGACAATTCTCTATATTTATCTATCATATCAATCTCATCTTTTGAAAAAGAAGCATTGTACTCACTTTGAGTTTCTCTAACTATATTATCTTTTAAACTATTTAAACCTAATTTTATTAATTCTACAGTTGCCAAAGAACGACTAGCTAAACGATTTTGAAATCTGTAGTCATCAATTTTTTCTAATAGTTCTTCTTCAACAATAAGCGTATAACGTGGTTTTTTTGTAGGCATAATAATTCCTCCAATATTTTATATTTTATAGTTCATATTATACATCAGTTCATATATTTTTTCTAAATAATTTATTGACAGTTCATACAAAGTGAACTATAATCTATTTAAGGTCATAATGTATGAACCTATTTAAAATTTAATAACAGAAAGGAGCATAATCTATGCCAACTAAACTAAAAAGAATAACTTTTGCGGTTACTCCAGATATAGAAAATATCTTAGATGAAGCAAAAAAATTTTTTTATAATCGCTCACAATCTGAAATGTTAAGAATCTTAATTTTAGAAGGCTTAGCCTCTTTAAAAAAAAAGAACAAAATAGCTTAAAAAAATAGCTTACTTAAAGGAGATGCTATATATGTCGAATAAAAAAAGTATTTTTGACGCACTTAACGCATTAAAAAACATTCAAAGAGATTTAGCGTTAATTGATATTGAAAAAACAATGAATAACGCACAAATTATGCATAACAACCACAGAACTAACTAAAAAAAGCTATGTTAGAAGGGTTTGCAATATCAAATGTTGTTAAAAAAGGCATTGAAGAAGATACCCTTTTAAACGATAAAGAAGCAGAGGCATATATCAATTAAAATTAGCCAAAATCAAAGAAGATAAAGATAACATTATAATTTTTCATGATAAAGAAAAAGTTATTTATCGTGATGATTTTGGAATATATAGATGTATATCTAAAGTACCTATAAAAGACGTACAACTTTATAAACATTTTGGCAGAAATAAAGTAATTCTTCATGAACTAGCACATTAATCATGTAGATACCAGCCGTGCAGTATAAGTCCGACAACACAATCCTCCAAATAAATAAACCCTATAAGTATATGCAAAATTTAAATTTCTTGCTCTTTTTTATTTACGCACCGCAATTGTTGTCGGACGTATAGTGCACGGCAGAAAGGAATATATGTATATGAATAACATAACAAGCCTCATCGACCCACGAGAGGCACTGGAAAAGGCGAAAAAAGATATGGAGTTATTAACTCTTGTTTTGGAAAATACGCTTGATGAAAACGCTCGTTTAAAAGAAATTATCACTGATAATAAAAAAACTGAATTAATAACCGCTAAAGAAGCTAAAGAAATTTATGGATTATCTGAATACCAAATTAGAGAGCTTGGAAAACAAGGCATCATTGGTGAAGTTCCTTTTGGGGGCAGTAAAAAATTCATAGTCGATGACATCGAAGCATATATAAATAGCTTTAGGAAAACAGCAAAAGCTATTTAATATATTTTAACCTTGAAAGGTGGTGAGAATATGAATAAAAAAGAAAGTGTTTTGGACAATGAACTTTATACAGAAGTGATAATAAAAAAAATTGTTACTCCGTATAAACGTATTCGCGATAGATTAGGCATACCACCATCTATCGTTGCAGAAAAGTTGAATATAAGCTTGCCAAGTCTATATTCATACGAGAATAAAAATAGGCCCATACCAAAAGATGTGGTACGAGCCATGGATAAATTATACGGTTGTCAGGGAAGATTAATAGACTATTGGATAAATAATGACCCTTCTTCAACCTACACTATTTAACTATTAAATATTATACGGTAGACCGAAATAACATTCAATCATTTTAACACTTAACAATCAATTAAACCCCTCGAATTCGAGGGGTTTAAACGAAAGGAGAAAAACAAAATGAAAAAATTATATAAATACCGCAGATTAGCGGGTATTTTCTTATTAGCGGGTGCAGTAGCAATAGGAACGCATACACAAGCCAAAGACATAAATAAACAAGATGAAATTTATTATGTTGTTCAACCTGGTGATACTCTTTGGAGTATAGCAAGTAAGCACTGCACCGATGAAGAAAATATACTGGAATTCATTCACAGCATTAAAACTAAAAATAATATTATTTCAGCGAATTTAAATGTTGGGCAGAAAATAAAAATTGGCTCACGTCCCCACGAAAGCCAATTCCCAAAGAATGAAAACTAAAATATTTATTTCTTTTAAATTATATCATAAAAAAGGTGAAAACAAAATGAAAAATTTATATTATTTTACTTTTGGTTGTGGCCAAAAGAACGAGGGTTTTGTTCAGCCTATTCTAGCTAATAGTTGGGGAGAAGCTAGAGCCAAAATGGTTGAAATAAATGGCAATCATTGGGCATTTCAATATACAGAAGCCCAATGGAATAAATGGAAAAAAGAGGTTATGGAAAAAAATATTCCAATCTCTATAGAAAAAGAATTACCAACAATAACAACAGAAGGTGATTAAGATGTTCGATTATGACGAATTTGAAAATAAATGCTGCGAAGAATGTACTCATTCTTACATTTGTAGTGTTGGTGAATTAGCTTGTGATTATAACGACGAAACCGTCGTTAGTAATTATCAGGAAACTGAAAACTACATGTGTTGCGGTAGTTTTGGTTTTAGAAGGGAGATATAAATATGCTCTACAAAAAAATTATGACGATCGAGCAAATGCAGGACGAAAAAGCATGGCTCGAAATGAGAATGAAGGGCATCGGCGGAAGTGAAGCTTCCGCTGTATGTGGGCTAAATAGGTACAAAAGTCCACACACCATTTGGCTTGAGAAAACAAATAAGATAGAACATGAAGATTTATCAGACAACCAATATATTTACTGGGGGCATAAGCTTGAGCCTGTAATTGCTGACTGGTTTACTGAAACGACTGGTAAGAAAGTACAACGTGCTGGACTTATGCAGTCTATAGCGAACCCATTCATGCTGGCAAGTGTAGATAGACTTGTCGTAGGTGAAAATGCTGGTCTTGAAATAAAAACAGCGTCTGGTTACAAGTCTAAGGAATGGCAACTTGACGAAGTACCAGATGAATATTATATCCAGTGCCAACATTACATGGCTGTTACTGGCTGTGATAAATGGTATATAGCTGTTTTAATCGGTGGTAATAACTGTATATGGAAAGAAATCCCACGCAATGACGATGATATAAAAGAACTTATCGCCATTGAAAAAGATTTTTGGTACATGGTTATGAACAACATAGAACCACCAATAGACGGCTCGCAGGCTTCTACAGAGGCATTAAATAAAAAGTTCACAGGCGGAAAAAAAGAACCTGTAGAATTATCTGAAGCCGTAGAAGATAAAGCTAAAAAATTACTTAAACTTAAAGAACAAGAAAAAAATATCAAAATAGATATTTCCTTAATACAAAATGAGATAAAAGAAGAAATGGGCGACAATGAAGAAGCCTATCGCGGTAACTATCAATTTAGCTGGATAAAGGTTAAGGGTAGAACAAGTATTGATAGAAAAAAATTAAAACAAGAAAAACCAGATATATATATGGCATATCTTAAAACAGGTCAGCCAACACGAAATTTTTCTTGTAAATATATTGATTAATAAGTGAGGATAAACAAATGAATGAAACATTTACTAAAGATGAAATGATAAACAGTTTAAAAAATGATTTACAAGCTCAAAATACATCAAATGATATATCTAATTTTATATTATTTGTTAGCGATGAAAAAGACAACATGTTAAAAATCGCTGGTGAATGTGAAGATAATCAGATGATTGTTTTCTTAGCTAGTGGTATTAATGCTTTAGCTAAAACTTCTGGGCGATTAGTACCTGAAGTAGCACTTAATGTAATGTCTGCTGCTATATCACTTAGTTGTGAAGAAGAAAAAAATAACAAAAAAGAACAGGAAGGTGCTTAATTATGGCAACAACAAAAGGCGGATTACTCGCCAAAAATAAAACAGCAGTACAACAACAAGGAATGAATATATCAGCTATGTTGAATAGTTATCTCGAAAGAGATGGCTTTAAACGTCGCTTCGATGAGCTCTTAGGAGCTAGAGCTCCTCAATTCGTATCAAGTATGGTTACTTTAATAAATGCTGATGATAAGCTAAAACAATGTTTTAACGACGCACCATTAACAATCATACAAGCTTGTTTAAAGGCAGCGACTTATGATTTACCAATCGATCCTAATCTTGGATATGCTTACATTGTACCATTTAATAATACAGTAAATGGTACAAAACGTATGGAAGCGACTTTTATTATGGGCTATAAAGGTATGCACCAACTTGCATGCAGAAGTGGTGTGTATCAAAAGATTAACGTCATGGACGTTAGAGAGGGCGAACTCGTATCTTTTAATCGTTTAACCGAAGATATTGAGTTCGACTGGATCCAGGACGAAGAAGAACGTAATAAAAAACCAATTATTGGTTATGTAGGATATTATCGTCTTGTAAATGGAATGGAAAAAACAATATTTATGAGTAAGAAAGAAGTAATCAATCACGAATTAAAATTCCGCAAAGGCCAGTACATGGGTAAAGGCTGGCGACAAGACTTTGATGCTATGGCACTCAAGACCGTTTACAGAAAACTAATCGGCAAATGGGGCGTTATGAGCATTGATTACAAAACGAAACCAACCCCAGGAATGGTAGCAATGGCACAAGCAATCGCTACAGGCGATTTTGATGATGAAGAAAAATTAATTGAAGCCGAAGCACCTAACAATGTAGACATGGAAACAGGAGAAATCTTGTCTGACATGTCTAACAAAAACAAAGAAAACGTTGATGAACAACCAACACTAGCAGAAGCAGTTGATAACAAATGAGAACCTATCTACAGTTAGCTATATTACTAACATGCAGAAAACAAAATATGACTTCTGTCATTGGTGCAGGGACCGTGGAAGATATCCACGGTTCTTTACCCAGTGATTTTGAAGAATATAAAAGAGAAACCATAAGAAGGGCATTAAAAACGCTTTTAAATAGGGGATATATAAATACTGGTTTAAAGATAGGTCATAAGAATAGTTATTATCTATCCAGTAAAGGCTACAAAGAAACAGAAAGCAGGAGAAAATAATGTTCAAGAATAGTATTTTAAATATCAGCTTTGGTCAAGGTGCTGGAAACATCGGGCAATTGATGGAACAGCAAGGAATATTAAATCTTGCAATAAATACCAGCAAGCAAGACCTAGACACTCTAAACGTTAAACATAAATACTTAATTAAAAACGGACAAGGCTGCGGAAAAGACCGCAGCAAATCAAAAAAATTGGTTATAAACGATTTTGAAAACATCTTATCAGTGATAAACAACATTTTAGACAGTAATACCGCTATAAAACATATATTCGTTGGTTTCACCATGGGTGGTGGCAGTGGTAGTGGTGGCGGTCCTATGCTCGCCAAACTAATCGCAAACGAATATTCAAATGTAAATGTTTGTGTATATGCAGTAATACCATCTAAAAGCGAGCCATTCAAGGCACAGTATAACGCCTGTGAATGTTATCGCGAGCTTATAAAAATCGAAAATCTAGGGAGTATGTTCTTCTTAGATAATAACAAGCACGAAAACAAATTCGTTATAAATAGATATTTTGTTGATGACCTTGTAGCATTTTTAAAAATACCTGATGAAGATAAATCTTTAAAGGGAAACATCGACATCGAGGAAATGAATACAATTTTATCTTGTAACTTAATGATTAATATATCAGTAACTGATGAAAACAATCATAAAGTTAAGCCATCAATTTTAGTTGATACCGAATGTGATGGTTTTGTTAAATATATAGCTTTATCCAACGCTAAACAGAATTTATTAAAAGATATTCAGACTTCTGTTGGTTATCCATTAGATGCATTCTATACATTTAATAACAGAAAGATAAATGTAATAGTTTTAGCTGGATTGAGTTTACCTTCTTCCAGCATGAATGAAATTTTTGATTTAGTAAATCAGAGATCGACCATGATAACAAGAGAGAGTACAACAAAAGAATTGAAATTAAACGATATATTCTCATCTAATAAAAAGAAAAAAGAAGAAATAAAACGCTCACGTAAAGATATTTTTGCAGAGTTTATTTAATAATAATGTAGTTTAAATGTAGTGTTGGTACTAGGTAAATGTAATATTAACGTAATCCTAGTACCAACTAAATGTAATGTAGACTGAATATTGAAAAAATAGGAGGTGCAAACATGAATAGATTAGAACTTATAGCCAACAATGTATTTGCAAGTAACTTCAATCATACGTTGCATGCATACATAGATATTGCAGGTGGTTTAGTAGAAGGTACATTACTTGGGCAAATAATGTATTGGTTTAGCCCTTACAAAAACGGCACCATACGTGCCCAAATAAAAAAAGACGGTGAATACTGGATAGCCAAAAAACGTTCCGATTGGTGGGACGAAATCAGAATAAGTGAAAAACAGTATGACCGAGCAGTAAAGAATTTATTAGATAAAAATTTAATAGTTGTAGCTAGATATAAATTCGGTGGTATACCAACCACACATCTACGACCAAACTATGAAGAAATATGCAAACAATTAGACGAATATTTATACACTATATCATCAAAAGGAAATGCGCAAATAAGTGCGCAAAACGTGTCAGATGAGAAAATGGAACTTCCCCAAAAGGTAAATCCCAATTTACCCAAAGGTAAAAATGGAACTTCCCCAAAGGGTAAATTGGAAGTTACCGAAATGGTAACTTCTATAACAGAGAATACTAACATAGAATACACAGAGAATAATAATAATATATGCGCAACTGAAACTTGCGCACAAGAACCTAAAACTCTTGATGAAAGGTTTGATAAGTTTTGGAAAGCATACCCAAAACGTAAAGACAAGAAAAGAGCTTACAAGGTTTTCATGAAGATAAAGCCAAATAACGAACTCTTACAGCAAATGCTAGACTGCATCGAGCGAGAAAAGAAATCGCTAGATTGGCTAAAGGATAACGGTCAATACATTCCTTATCCTTCTTCGTGGCTAAGTGGCGAACGATGGAACGATGAGGATATAACGGATACGGTTACAATCATTGACAATAAGCCAAAAGCAGTACCAACAGTAAAAAATGTTGCATTGGAAAGTCTAAGAAGTGCAGCAGAAAAAAGCACCAATACTCCAGCATTAGGAGATATTGGCGATATGTGGGGTGATGATGATGACTACTGATGAAGCAAGCAAATTAATAACCATTTTCACTTGCGTAATGCCAAATACGCAAAAGTTCGACCTATCAGCTACGGCCAACGTATGGTCATTGGTCTTATCAGACATCACTTACGATGTCGGTAAAATGGCAGCTATAAAGATTTTGCGCAAAAAACAAATTTCAGTGTTACCTCTTCCAGGAGAGATACGCGAAGAAGCAAAAAACATAATGGCCAGTGTAAAAAAGAACGCACCGCCAGATGTATATACTGCATGGGACGAAGTAAAGAGAAAATTAGGGAGCGTATCTCGAAACGGTATCGACTGGAGCCACCCAATTATCCGTCGTGCTGTTCAGCTTATTGGTGCTTATGAAATAGCCACAGCGACCTATGATATATTTCCTAGGTTTGCTAAGGTTTATGAAAACCTCATAGCTAGAAAAGAAAATAACTACGAGAACAAAATATGCTATCAAATAGCACAGCAAAATTTAGACCTTTTCAACGGTATTGAAGCACCGATGACATTAACACAAAAAGCTAATGAGAGAATGCTCAACGGCAAAGACGCAATTGAATTTGTAAAAGGAGCGTAACAATTATGGGCAAAATAGGAGAACCAGTAAAATGTGCAAATGATGGTTGCGATACTATATTTATTCGCAAAACATCAACGGAAAAATACTGCTGCGATGAATGCAAAAAAGAAGCCATAAATCGCAAGCGTCGTGAAAAAAGACATGGACGAAGCAACTTCACACCAGGAATAAGCCGTTGCGCTTATTGTGGCAAAGAGTTTTGGCAAAAAACAAAGAACAACATTTACTGCTGCGAAAAATGTTGTCGAAGAGCTTTGAAAAGAAAAGCCGCACGCAAAGAAATAAAAACTAAAAAGCCTAAACAACAAGTCCCAGAAAAACATATAATGCCAAAAGAAATGTTTGTTAAAAGATTGTCAAACGATTTATTTTGGGCACACAAATGAGGCATAACGATGACAGAAAAAGAAATGCAAATAATGCTGGGAAAGCATTTTGGTATAAAAAATATCTGCATACCAAATGTTTTGATGACTGGTGAATATAGACCAGAGATAGAAAAACTTGAGTCATGGAAAAAATCAAGCAAGATGTATGAAGCAGACTTTATATATATCACTAAATCTGGATATCTAGCTGAAGTCGAAATAAAGGTCGATATAAACGACTTCAGAAGTGATTTCAAAAAGAAAATATATCATTCTTCTCCGCTCGTAAGTGCTTTATATTATGCTTTTCCTTTGGAGATATATAAAAAGCACAAAAATGAAATACAAGAGAGAGTAAAAGGAATTGCAGGAATAATAACAGTTTGTAACTATGAGTGCAAAGTTAAAGCTAAAGCACCAAAAAGAAAAAATATTAAAGCTTTAATAGATACACAAATAAAAGACTTCATGCGTATAGGGTGCATGAAGTGGTTTAAGGAGTAATAAACATGATAATAACAAGTAAAGATGATGATTTAACTATTATACCTTATAGCAACATACAAAAAATTGAATGTAAATATGCTGATGGTTTTGGATATATAGACGTTGTATTTCCCAATGGTGAAACACTTACTGTATTGGAATATAAAAACAGCGACGAAAATATTTCAAAGTTTGTATATCTTTATTGCAAAACTTTATTGATAGGAGCTGTGGGAACTGATGCAATTTTTAATACTGATGGTGCAATAAAAGAAGCATTAAGATCCTATCATACATATGATGAAAACTATGAAGAAATCATTAACAGCAAATTATATAAAGGTGATGAATAATTTTGGACGATTTACAAGTTATGATTATAGATTTAGTAACAGCACTTGAAAATGATGATGATACTTATATATCTAGTGCCAATGCATTTTGGGACATGGTATTAGACATACAAAGTAAAATACCAAAAGAAAATAACGAAGCCTACAATCATGTATGCCATATTATTTATGAATTAAGTTTTTACACTGAGCAAGAAAAAATAATAAAAGAATTAAAAGAAATTTATCGCAATGTATATGGTAAAAACATTTAGAAACAAGAGGTATACCGATGAATAAAAAAGATATTTTGGACGAAATGATAAAAATTTTAAATACAATGCCAGATGATAAAATAGATGGCTTTGTTTTAGCTATTTCAGGTCATGAAGGCTATAACGCATTTACACAGATATCAGCTAGTATAGATGATTTAAAAATTAATACTAATGCATTTATATTAACAAAGTTTGTTCATGTTTTATTAGATAATATGAACAAATTTAACGAAGATGAAATTTTTAAACTAATGGAAAGTGCAAAGATACCGCCTGAAATATTAGTATTATACAAAAAAATGGCAGAGCGTACATCAGAAAATAAAAATAACCAACAGCCTAATTGCTTCTTGATTGGTAAAAGAGAAATACTTAATGCCATAAATATTCAAAACATTTATATTAAGCACATGGAATATAACGTTTCCATAATTGCTAAATTAATTAACAAAGAAAAAAGATTATTCGTCATTACCGATGATGATGCACTAAAAAATTATTGTATAGCAAAAGATATATTAAACAAAATATCTATTGCAATTAAATCTAATAAAACATTAGATTTAAAAAATCTTGAATCTATGAAAATAACATTAATGATATGAAGGTATAAGCATGAGAAAAATATTATTCAGAGGTAAATGTATTCATGATGATAAACAAAACGGATATAAAAAAGGGGAATGGATTTATGGATCGTTATTTATACAACCAACGACTAACAAAGTTTTCATTTTCGACCGTGTTACTGATGACAAAGTTTCAGTAAATCCAGAAACTGTAGGGCAATGTACAGGAATAAAAGATTATAGTGATAAATATAAAGCCTATGAAGGCGACATCGTTCAAGATTTAGACGATGGAACTTTAGGCATAGTTTACTGGGACGAAGAAGAAGCAGGATTTATGATTGAAATTGAAAACTGTGCTGTTCCAGCACAAGACATAAGTTATTACCAAGTAATTGGTAATAAGTGGGACAATCCAGAACTTTTAAAAATAATTGAGGACATCAAATGAAAGGTTGGGAGAACGTAACCGAGGAAGATATTCTTAAACTTAATTACAAAAAGAATGTCAAGCCTACAAGCAACACAAAAATAAGCACAGATAAAATAACAAAGAAAAACAAATATAACGCCGTTAAAACAAAAATAGACGGTATTATATTTGACAGCAAGGCAGAGGCTCAATATTATTCAGAGCTTCTGCTCTTGAAAAAAGCTGGTGTAGTGAAATCCTTTGTGATGCAAAAAGACTTCACACTTCAGGAAGCATTCACCAGAGAAAATGGTGAGCGAATAAAAGCCGTTCGCTACAAAGCAGACTTTGTGGTCCAATATACAGATGGTCACGAAGAAGTAGTTGATGTAAAAGGCATGAAAACAAGAGTTTACATCAACAAGAAAAAGCAGCTTCTTGAAAAATATCCAAATATCATTTTCAAGGAAATTGAATAAGGAGAGTATATTAATTGAAAATATTATTAATTGATATTGATAGCCACAATTTCCCTAATTTATCGCTGATGAAGCTTTCATCATATTTAAAAAAGAATAATCATGATGTTAGTTTTTTGAAACTAACAAAAGCTGATAAGAAATATATTTTAGATGGACAAGCACCTTTCTTTGAAAATGAATACGATGTAATCTATGCTGCATGCGTATTTGAAGAAAATAGGGAAATAGCTAATATGCTTATTAATTTTGGCGTAATCGTCGGCGGTACAGGAATAACATTAAATCCTAGATGCAACTTACCAGATAAAATTGAAAATATGTATCCAGATTATGAACTATATGGAGATGAGTTTTCAGATATCGCTTACGGATTTCTTACTCGTGGCTGTATTAGAAATTGCCCATTTTGTATAGTGTGCAAAAAAGAAGGTAATAAATCAGTAAAAGTAGCAAATTTAAATGATTTTTGGCAGGGTCAAAAAATAATAAAACTGCTTGACCCAAACTTACTAGCATGTGATGAACATATGGATTTATTAGAACAACTTATAAACTCAAAAGCTTATGTTGATTTTACTCAAGGTTTAGATGCTAGGTTAATAAACCAAAATAACATTAATCTTTTAAAACAAGTAAAAGTAAAAGCTTTTCATTTTGCGTGGGATAATCCACGAGATGAAGAAATAAAAGAAAAGTTTTTGTTTATAAAAGAAAATTTAAAATTAAGTTATCGTTATTTAATGGTATATGTTTTGACAAATTATTGGAGTTCTTTTGATGAAGATTTAAAAAGAATTTATTGGCTTAGAGATAATGGGTTTGACCCTTATGTAATGATATATAACAAAGCCAATGCTCCACAAAATATAAAGCATATGCAAAGATGGGTTAACAATAAATGGATATTTAAAAGTACCAATAATTTTGAAGATTACAATCCGAAATTAAGATAAGGAGATTTAAATTATGCCTGATATGATAGAAAGAACAAAACAAAGACGTAAAGAAATACGAAAAAAACGTATCATTCAATCAATACTATTGTTTTTATATTTTATTTTTTGCTTATTCATTATGTTTATTAAAATAGTTGTTTTTGTTGGATTAATTTTTGCTGCCATATATTTTTGTATGTGGATTGTTGGTTATGATTTAATGGCTATTTTATCTAAACTATTACTGTAGATAAAGGAGTATTGCTATGAATAATACTAAACCAATATTGCGTTGGCCTGGTGCTAAATGGAGAATAGCAAAATGGATAGCGAGTTATTTTCCAATGCACGGCACATATTTAGAACCGTTCTTTGGGAGCGGTGCCGTTTTCTTTACTAAAGCCCCATCAGGAACAGAAACCATAAACGACATCGATAATAACCTTATAAATTTATTCAAGGTATGCAGAGATTATCCAATAGAATTAGCAAAAAAAATAGAAATGACACCTTATTCAAAAGTAGAGTATACATTCTGCAGAAGAAATTATGCAAATAAAAAATATAATGAAATCGAACGAGCTAGAATGTATTTAGTTGCTATCTGGCAAGGGTTCGGCGGTAAAACATATCAAGAAACAAGCTGGGCCCATGATAGAACAAATAGCGTATTCCGTCCAAAATATTGGGCGGAATTGCCAGATAGAATATTAAGTATAGTTAGCCGTCTTAAAATGGCTCAAATTGAAAATCGCGATGCATTAGAATTAATCCATATGTATAACAAAAAGAATTGTCTTATATATATGGATCCACCCTACTTGAAAGAAACAAGGTCTAATATGCATTATGAACATGAAATGGCAAAAGAAAATGAACATAAACAGTTATTAGAATTAATCTTAAAACATAAAGGGCCTGTAGTCATAAGTAGCTACAGTAATAAACTTTACGATGAAATTCTTGTTTTAGAACATGGTTGGGATAAACATTCTATACGAGTTCAAACAAATGCTGGACATAGTAGCATAGAGTGTATATACCTAAATTCAGTATGCAACAGGGAGATAAATTTATTTTGATAACATGGAATTAATACATGAAAATATTAGAAATAAAATATATAGCAACAATACGGAAGATGTGATGCTGTGTTTAAGACTTGCATTAAATACAGCGTTCCTCCAGACCGTACCTAGAGTATTTGCAGAAAACTATAAAATAAATAAAAGCAATGAAATATATACAATTCTAAAAGAAAACGAAATAACTATGGAAGTAAGCGATATAAACTATAGTAATCAAAAATTAATAACGTTTTATAAAAATGGTGAAAGAGTATTAGAATCAGAACTTACTTTTAAATATATGGGTTAGGAGTGGTAACGATGAGAAATATACATTTGATTGAACAGTTCATGAAGGAAAATAATTTGAAATACGATGAACCATTTATTATTAAATGGAAATGGTTTAAAGAATATAAAGATATACAAAAAAAGGGCATAGTAAAAATTATTAAACGTATTTGTAATGGAAAAAGTTTTGTGAGCATTGTTTCAATAGAAGGATTTGATGATTCTGAAAATCGTTGGAAAGATGATAGAGAAGATATGTCTAATCCACTTGATGAAGATAAACTTCTTTATGATATTGTATTTAACGATACAGTACAGGTTGTTAAAATTCCGTTTAAGCCTAAAACTGGAGAAGAATATTATAGAATTGTTCGTGGCTGGGATATTATTAAAGATACTTTTAGTGAAAGCAATGATTGTGATTGTGCATTCTTTCTAATTGGTAATTGTTTTAGAACTAGAGAAGAAGCAGAAACTAATCTAGAAAAAATAAAAAAATTATGTAAAAGAAATAAACCGTTGATTGATTTAAACGAGGTGGAATAAATGAAAAATGAACATTTATTGAACGATTTTATGAAAGAAAATAATTTAAGTTATGATGAGCCTTTTTTTGTTAGTATAGATAACAAAACGAAAAGATATAAAATAGTTAAATCCACAAATAACTACGTACCAGAAGTATATGTTTTTTCGTCATTATTAAATGATTGGACATTAGCAGTGGAAGAAGCATTAACAAATATTTTATTTAATAATAACTTTAAAATCATATCGGCATGGAAGCCAAAACTAAATGAAGAATATTATTATTTTGACGGCAAAAATATTTATTGTTCTAGATGGAATAATTATTTTACTGATATATCTTCATTTCTAACAGGAAATTGTTTTAAATCGGTAGAAGAAGCTGAAGCTAACAAAGAAAAAATAATGAAAATATTTAACCAAAATCAACCACTAATTAATTTATATGAGGCAGAATAATGAACCTTAAAACAAATAAAGAATACAAAGAAAAACAAGAACATTGTTTTTTATTCAATAAACCATACAAGCTAGAAAGATATAGTAAAATGTCTTATGCTGGCATGGCAATATATGATATTTTACACATGGTAGAAAAGCAAGAAAAACAATGGGGCGATGAAAAACATTTATCGCCTCATCAATGGTTAGGACTTATAGCAGAAGAGATAGGCGAAATGACAGAGGCTGTCAATGAAACTTATTTACCAAACAGAACCAAAGAACATTTAGGCGGTATTGAACATATTCAAGAAGAAGCCATTCAGGCTATGGCTTTAATGGTTAGATTTCTTGAAAGTATAAACGAGGAGCAAACAAATGATTGACATATATAAACCAGGAAAAAATATTTTGCCAAAGAAAAATAAAGGCATTGATTATTATAGGAGTAAAATTATTAAAAAAAAGATAGCAGAAAGAGAAAGACACTTTGAAAATATGGTGAGATTTTCTTACAACGAAATGATAACAGCAGCAAAAAGAAATTTGCCATATATAAAACCTTGTCCATTTTGTGGTGGCGAAGCTGTTTTATATGGTCGCGATATTGATGATTCAGATTTAGATACATTGGTTATTTCAGACACAGGAAAACTAATGAACCCAAATATCAATTTATTTAGCCTGGTAATAAAATGCACTATATGTGGTGTTGAAAAAGAAACAGATACTATATATAGTTGTTGTGAAGCAGAAAATAAAGCAGCTATAAAGTTTGCCATTAATCAATGGAATAGAAGAGTTAGAGAAGGAGAAGGAGAATGTATTGATGCTGAATTTAAAGAAGAAGAAAAGGAGTGATAAAGTGAAGTTAGTATATAAACCTTTTAGTAATGAAAATAAAATTAATATAGCGGTTGCTTCTAAGCAATCGCTATTAGCCTTAATAAAAATAATGAAAGAAAATAATTCATTTGATACTAGAAAAGGTAAATTGTTTTTAATAGATAGTAACCATGAGGAAGAAGTGATTGTATGAATAAAGTTATTTTAGCTGGAAGATTGACTAAAGACCCAGAAGTACGTTATACACAAACAGGAAAAGCAGTGGCGAGCTTCACTTTAGCTGTTAATCGTAGGTTTACAAAAGAAAAAGATAAACAGCAAGCCGATTTTATTCCAATTGTTATATGGGATAAACTAGCTGAAGTATGTGGAAATTACCTGGTAAAAGGTACTCAAGTTTTAATTGAAGGTCGTATTCAAATACGAAACTACGATGCTAAAGATGGAAGTAAGCGTTATGTAACTGAAGTCATAGCTCAATCAGTTGAATTTATGGGGTCTAAATCTACAACTAATACTGGTGGTGCAGTTCCAGAAGCTGCTAAAAATTTTGGAAGTGAAGTACCACCAGATGAAGAAATTCCATTTTAAAAAATAACTTCTTTAGTCAGGCAGGACTTAAAGGAGGAATGTATATATGTCATCATCATTGTTCGATAAAAGTATTATTTTCAAAAAAATTGAAAGTAATTTTAAAATGTATTCTCAAATAAAAAAAGAATACGAATGTGTTTTAAATGAACGTAGGTTTGATTATAAAACTGGTGGAAGTAATGGCAAAGCTTTAATAAATGATAAAACAGCCAATGAAGCCATAAGAGAAATAGAGCCACCTTATATATCAAAAATTTATATAGATGTTTACGATAACAAAGGAAATGTTTTTATTAAAAAAATTAAAGACCCGCTAAAGTGGATCCAGCTTTATGAATGGGTGAAAGAAAACACCTTAAAAAATAAAATACAAAGTATTGTTTTTAATGGTAGATATATAAAAGGTGAAAACCATACCGTTACCACAGTAGAAAACAATATATCGACTCAATTATATTTTGATGCTAGAAGCGAAATATTACATACCGCTTTAGCAGGAGCTTGTCAAATGGGCATTATAAAAGTTATGTAAATAAAAATAAAGGCTAGGAACGTTAATTCCTAGCCTTTATTTTACCAACTTAGAGCTTCTGCTCCTTGATAGTATTCTGGAGTATCTTTTTCTTTTAATCGTTCTCTTCTATCTTTTTTACGGTCTTTTCTAGCTTTTACTATTGTACTTCTTTTCACTCCTAACTCTTTTAATTTTTTTGCATATGGTGCAAGGTTTTCTTTTCGCTCTTCTGCATCGAGGTAATCATCAATAGCATTTTGTTTTTCTTTTGATGTCTTATTCATATTGTAATATTTAAGCGATCCTAATTCGGTATCTATAGCTTCATTTGTAGATTTAAAGCCCATACCACGAATAATTCTACTCATAGCATCATCATATTTTGTTGTAATTCGTCCTCTTCCGTCCCTGCTTTCACCAATAGCAGCGGTATATATATTATACATACCTGGTGATATAGAACGTAACATTCCTAAATTATCACCTTTTGTAGCATTTAAATAAAATTGAGCAATAGTACCGCCAGTAGCACCGCCGAATTTTTCCATAGCTTTAATTACAGGGTTTGCATCTTTGTTATAATCTTCTCCTAATCCTGGTATTATATCATTCATACCAACACGAGAACTAATATCTATACCAACGTTACTCAAACCACCATACAATAATGTTCTTATAGCTACTCTTTCTGGCAAACTTGCGTCTTTACTAGCTTCTAATAAAAATTGTCTTACTGCTTGTTTTGGACTTACTCCAAATACAGGTTCAGAAATCAAGCCAACAAGAGCCCATAATAAATCTTCTGCTGGTAAACCAAACGCACCAGCAAAGAAAATCCAACCACCCCAAAATGTAGTCTTTTGTTGCCATGTTGCGTCTTTTCTACCATTAAATGGAATAAAATCACGCATTAACTCAAATTGTTTTATAGGATATTTCATAAACTGAAATAACACCTGGCTTATAATGCTTCCACGTCTGAATACGTTTGGGGCATCATTTACGCCATAATCAAAGTTAGCCTTACGGTTTATATCACGAGCATATTTAACAGCATCATCATGATTTTTATTTAATACATTTCTTGCTTTTCTATATGCTGCAAGAATAGTTGCACAACGTGCTAATCTTTCTGAAGCTTTAAATAAAATCATTGAGCGGTCGCCCCATTTACCAAAGCTTGTTTTACTATAACCAGCACCACTATCAAGCCCTAATTCATGAAGTACGCCCGTATCTTCCATGGCTTTTCTTTCATCAGGTTTTAATTTTGCTATTCTCTTTTCAATTTGACCTTCTGTTAGTGAAGCTATATCTTTAATTGCCTTACTTATTTCATTAGCAGCTTTTATAGGGTTTTTATCTGTTAGTAATGCTGTCGTATTTAAAAGCTGTGTTAAATTAAGCATAGCCGATGACACATTCCATACACCGAGTTTTAAAATAGATATTTTATTTGTTATATTACCAGCAACAGATAATGCAGCTCTTTCACCATAACGCGATGTAAATAAATATCTCCACAGTCTGCGATTATTGAGCCATGTACTTATAGAATTTTCTAATGCTGATGGATTACCGTTTACATCATTGATATAGTCTTTGATATATCTAGCTGTACCATTAAGATATTTATTATCCGTACCAATTCTTCCATATATACGTTCAAAATAAGAAATGGCCTTAGGCTTAAATTCCGTTTCTAATGCTTCATATCTACAAGCACTATTGAAGTAATGTCTTAACACCCAATTTAAATCTTTATCTTCATATCCTTTAGCACCTGTTCTATGCTGGATATTTCCAAAGAAACGATGTTTACTAGAGCGTCTTACCTTGTTTTTATTATCACCTTTTTTATTCAAAAGTTGTTCGACATCATCAATACTCATATCAAATTCATTTGCAATACGTTCATTTATTTTTTTATAAGCACCATCGCCAACCATTTCAGCATAATATTCTTCATCAATTCCGACCTCATTAAAATCAAACTTTTTAGGGCGAATTATTAACTTAGCATTTTCATTGTCTTTTAAATACTGTTCTGCTTTTTTATAGGCTTCTTTTACATTTCTTCCACTATCCACAGTTGTAGTAGTTCCATCATCATTTTGAACTACTACATAGAAATCATGGAAAAAGTGTGGTACATATCCTTCTAATTTATTTACTTTTGGAATAGCTTCACGATATTTAACAGTGTATAGCTTGTTATTATCAAGGTTTATTTTTTCGCCTTTTGGTGTACTGTAATCATCGCCGTAAATATGAGTACTTCCATCTTTTTCCGTTACTCCTTCTTTTTCTTCTAAAATTTGAATAGCTTCATTATTTCTTAGAGCTTCTAATTGTTCTTTATTGCAAACATCTTGTCTTATATGACTAGGGCGAATTTCATACGTTACCAAAACATCGTCCTTATCTTTTTCACTTTGAACCTCATCTAAGATATTGACGAATTTATTTTGTTTTAATCCTTCAAGTTTACTTTTAGAAATAATTTCTGATTTTGTTTGTATTTGCGTTCTAGCTCTATTTATTAACTCATAGCACTCATTTAAAAGACCTCTAATAGCAATATATGCTTTAGCTGTACCTTTTTTTACTCCTGTTTCTTCTACGATTTTATCTGCACGTTTTTCAAAATCAGTTATGCCTTTTCCATACTCTTCGCTTAATGCATCACCTTTAAACATCAAGTCATTTAATTCTGCCATATCTTCTTTTTTATCTTCAAGATAATCAAACGCTTCATTTAACTTTTTATTATAATAATGACGATTTTTAAGCAATTTGCGCATAGCATTATCAGCATAAGTAAGTACAGGTTTAAATGCTACATACTTTTCGGCTAATCGTGTTGGTGATGATAATATAGACTCAAAGCCACCAATATTACCAAGCTCATCAACTTTTTTATCATGTGCACTTTTACTGTATATCTTTATACGCTCATCTTTTTTATTTTTAGTAAATCTATTTTTAATATTTTTAAAAGCACCTTTAAAAATACCTGTAGCACTATCAACACTTTTATCATTGTCAGCAGAAAATTGAGAGTTATATTCGTCATCATCAAATAAAACGCTCATATAATCCTCACCATATTGACGAATTAAAGACTCCTCTTCTTCTTTACTTATAGAATAAAAATCTTTATTATCATTAATTTTTATCTCGCCATCTTTTCCACGTTCAAATAGTTTATTCCCCTGATTATCAACAATAGATAACGCTAGATTATTAAAGTTTTTGAGCATTGATTTCTTTTGAGTTGTAGTAAGTCTAGCTTTAGGATTGTTTAAGAAATCAGTAAATCTATTCATTAAATCACGAATAAATGAAATTAATCTTTTGGCCAAAGATTTATTTTCTTTGCCTAAATTTCTTAAATATTTAACACGTTTAACTACATCATAAAAACTATCAGCCATCATTTCTTCAATAATTTTATCTTCAGATAATTTATCACCACGCCAAACAATTTTACGATAATCATTAATTTGTTTAGATGTTATTCTCTTCTTCATATCATTTAACATATCATTAAACAAACTAGGATTATTTCTGGCTATCCAATGGAATGTTTCATGCCAAAATACTTTAGGGTGGGACCAGTTACCATTTACATTAAGATATGTTGTACCGTGAGAGTGCCAACCTCTAAATCCTTTTGGACCTGTAAACCAATATATTGGAGTTCCCATTCTATCGCCGATTGCAGATATTTCTTTTTCATAATCGCCAATTTTAACATTATCGAAATCAGCTTTTTCCCTAATATCTACATACTCATCTAATTTTTTATACATATCTTCAGCAAAAGAATAGCTTACATCTTCCATATTAATTGTTATAGTGTCATCGCTTGTTTTATCTTCTAACAAGGTATTCTTATCTAATTGGCCATCTTTAAAAGCTCTATAAAGCTTATATTCTTCATTAGTTAAATGATCGCCAGCAAAGAAAGTTTTATCTCTTCTAAATAAAGCAACAACAGCATATCCTCCAATATCACCATCTTCAAATACCTGTAATCCAGGATTTAATGCATACGCACTAATTAATTCTATTCTATTATTAGGTATTAATGAAAAATCGTTTACATTTACTTTTTCTACTGCCTGCTCTTTATTTCCTAAACCTCTAACCGCATTAATAAATTTCTGTCTATCTTCTGATGACGAAAATAAAAAACCTTTAGCAAATCTACTATATCCACCACCAGATTGTTTTGCTAAAGATTTTAATTGTTGAAAATCCATTTGTTCTTTTACTTTGACACGTTTCATGATTTCACCAGTTTTGGTATGTTTAAAATCTGTTATTTCAAACATGTCATCGCTATTTTCTTGTATTGAAGTATTTTCATCAACATTATCATTAGAAATATTGTCATTATACTCTTGTACTTCTTTTTGAATAACATCACCTTTTAAAATTCTTCTTGGTGCAATGATATCTTCTATCTCATCAAAAAGAGTATTTATTTCATCAATATTTCTAAAAGATAAAGTACCTTCTTTAATTTTTAAAGCTTTTTCTCTATCAGCTTCATTTTCGTATTTATCAATTATATAAATGTCTGTTACAACTTTAGTACCTGCTCTTTCAAAAGTTACTGATGGTAACTCTATTTTTTTCATTATTACTGCACGCTTTTCGCCTTCGCGTTCAGCTTTTGTTTTAGCATTAGGTACACCATTTAACCATTTATCTAATCGCTTGCCCATAGAGTTTCCAGCAGGTAAAAGTGCAACAATACGACCGCCATCACGAAGATGATTAAATGCTTTTTCCAAATGCTCCATAGCTGTTTTAGCAGCAGTTCCATAAGGTGGATTCATTACAATTTCATTGAATTTATTATGCACATCGTAATTTTCAAATGTACTTTCTATTACACGACCATTTTTGTTAAATCTTAAGCGTATTGTATTTGCTAATTCTGAACTTGGTTCTATAGCTACATTTTTTGTATCTTCTGGGAAAAATCTTGCAATAGCCCCATGACCTGCACTTGGTTCAAGTACACTATCACCAGATTTTATATCAGCAAATTCAACCATTTTATAGCCGATAGGTTCTGGGGTAGGATAATAGTCTATACCTTCTCTAGCTTTATTTTTGCTTGTTTTCTTTTGGTTAGCATAATAATAACTTTTAGCTCGTTCAAAAGGAGTAATATTTAACTGTTGCTGTCTATCTCTTTGTACACCGCCTGTACCTTCTGTTTTACTATTAGGCAAATATTTTTTCCAGCTATCACTATCTCTACTTTCTTCAAAGGTTTCGATAAATGACTCTTTTAAATTTCTTGCTTTTTCACCTAACGCTAAATTTTCTGCTGTTGATGAACGTTCGGCGATTACTGATGAAAAGATATATGCTTCTGTATTTGTGCCCGTATTTAAATAACGGAATATAGCATTTGATTTTACACCTACTCTATAGATACGACCTTCACATTGAATAGCGTCTGTTGGTCTAGTTGGTAAACCTAAATCAATTAGAACACGTTGCTTTTTACCTGTTCTATCATGTAAGCTAATACCTTCTTTACCTGACGCTCTTTGAATTAAAATTACATCTAATCCGTCATTATCTTTGTTGAACTCTTTTATCATGTTGCTTCTTGTCTTTTTATCTACGCTTCCGTTATATATACCAACTTTATCTCCAAAAGCTTCAATAAATCTATTTATAGGTGATGTTAAATCTTTTAAATTTAAATTCAATAAATCTGGTCGTTCACGTTTAAATAATTCGTATTGCTCCATAGCTTCTTTGCTATATCCACTTTTACCCTCATCATCAACATAAATGAAATCTTCTTTTGTCAAAACAAATGGATTGCTTGCTTCATTCTTTTTAAAGTCATGGAAAATAACTACTTTTTTATTTCCTTTTAGATATTCTTTTACTAAATCAATTGCCGACTTTGCTTTTATTGCCTCTAAGATATAACGAGTTTTATTTCCTTTTAGTTTATTTCTTACACGATCCAATAATAAATCATATTTTTTATTATTATCCCATAAGAATTGAATACCTTCATCAATTTTGGCACCAACGCCACTATCAACTAAAATAAAGCCTCTATCATAATCTTTACTTGTAGTTAAAATCCTTCCCGATAAGGCCCCACTATCTTCAAGGAATTTGTGAAATTCCATTTCCATAAGAGATGTATTTACATCGGCATCAGGTTTTGTGAGCTTATTATATCTCATGCGATAACCAAAATGTTTAATAAAGAAATCTTCATATGGATTAGGCTGATTATAAGAATAAAATCCTTCCTTATCCTCTCCATAACTGAATAAATAACCTTCGGCATAATCAACATTCGGAACATATGCAAATGGAGTAGCAGACAAAAATACTACTTTTGGCTTATCTTCTTCTTTTATTTCTTGCCATTGTTTAAATAATTCTTCTCTTTCTTTTGATAACTTATCTATTAAATCTTGTCTTGCTTTCTCTTCTTTTTCAGTAGCTTCTCCAGCTTTTATTTTTTGTGCATAATCATCAACAGTTTTATATTCTTCAGCTCTTAATCTTTGGAAACGTTCATATAGTCCATTATGATTATATGTTAACGCTCTTAAATTATTTAATGAAGCTGTAACTTTTGCTTGCTCACTGCTCATCAAACGATGTGATTCATCGCATAGTATTAAATCCCATTCCCTGTTAACAAGATTATTATTATATCCCATGTTAGCATAAGTAGTAACAACAACATCTTTTCCAATATCATTTGTATTTTCTAGCGGAGTGATTTTAATATCAAAATCTTTTTTAGCAGCGTCTATCCATGCTTTATTGATATCATTGCTAGGAGTAACAATTAAAATATTCTTTTTACCTTGATTTACAAATCTTTTTAATATGCCAAGTCCTGTATATGTTTTCCCCGTTCCCGTACCATTAGTAAACATTACACCAGGTTTTTGATTTTCAATAAGACGTTCTTCAGCAAATAACACATCACTTTGTTGTTCAGGCAATAAAATAGGCAAGTCATGCTTAATATCATCAAGCCTACTTGCCTTTTCTTTTGAAATTGCTTTATCTTGTTTTAATAAATTTCCTTCATTGAGCTGTCGTTCTTCAGAAGGTTTACTAATTGGTTCTGTTCTTCCTTTGTCAAATACGGTACTTCCTTCATAGCTATCTCTAATGCTTCCTGATAAGTTAGTATTTCTGGTGCTTCCATTCGTATTTGTGGAACTTTCTTTGCGAACTGTGCTATCGCTAGTCGTTCTGCTAGTATCGGAGCTACTAGACTGAACGCGTATACTACGCTGTCCTTTTCTGTCTTGTGAAGTCTGTCCGTTATTTTCTTCTCCATTTCCTCTAATGGATCCTTCGCTTTCATTATCTGCCCCCACTGGGTTTTTATTGTTCCCTTCGCTATCTCGTTCAGTATTGTTGCTGGTGCTGCCATCAACATTTTCTTTCACCTCTATATTATCATTTTCTTTTAATTGTACCACTGGTATATCTGGATTGAAATAAGCTTGTGCTCCTTTATGTGCTACTTCAATATATTGCATATATGGTTCAGCTTGTTCATTTCCTACCAATTCTTCAAAATCGCTTTTTATTTTATCTAATGATTTTGTTCCGTTTTCCCATTTAGAACCTACATATTGAAATGCAGCCGCTAATTTATTCTCATCTAAATCATCACCTTGATATGAAGCTGTCATATTCCATGCAGGTTTTATCCAGGGCTTTATACGTTCTCCACCTTTTTCAATCATTCGTTCAGAGAAATTAGCAAAATTATTTATACCACGTTGAGCATAAATCATACCTATTTTAAATAAAGGAACTACTACTTCAGGATTAAATAGTGGATTAGCTGACAAATTATCTAGTGCTTTGTTTAATTTATCCCATTCAGCCTCTAATGCATTATCACTATCATCTACAATTTTTACACGTTTTTTTTGCTTATGTTTTTCAGTATTAGCACGTTTTAATCCAAACGCTTTCAATAAATCATCTTCTGCTGTTTTTACATCAACAAATGAAGTTTGCTTTTCTTGACTATCTTTTTTATTTTCTTGTTTTTTAGAAGTTTGTTTTTGTGGTTTTTCTTCTATTGGTTTAGATTTTTTTTCTTTTGTAATTTTATTATCGTTTTGTTTTTCTTCAACCTCATCTGGCTGTTTTGATATTTCTTCATTTACAACTTCTTTTGCTTGTTCATTATTTTTATTTTGTTCAATAATAGTATTTATTTCAGATGTATTAGAAATTGTTCTTGAGATATTTTCCTTTATGGATTGTTTTTCTTCAATTGGTAATGCTTCATCTAATTTGTTGCCTACAAAATCAATAGCTTTCTTTTGCTTAGTATAGTTATCGCTATTAATATCTTTTTCTACTTTTTTGATATTTACGCTTGAAGGATTTTGTAATTCTCCATTTTCTTTTGCTTCACTTAAACGATTTAATAATCCTTGTGTTACAGCTTTTAAACCTATTAAATCTATTTTTTCTGATTGTTTTGTTTGCTGCACATTCCCTTTATTACTTGCAACGCCTCTTTTATTTTTTGTTGGTATGAAGCGTTCTGCTTCGTAGGCTTCTGCTTTTGTTGCGATTGAGTTAAGTACATTTATTGTATCCTCCATTTCATGAAATTGTTCATCGCCCCCACCTGGTATTTGCCAGCCATATTGAGGGTCAAAGTATCCATCAGTTAAATGCTCTACAGCGATATAATCCAAATTATCTTCAAGTTCTTTTTTACTAATACGACGTGTACCATTAGCGGTCATATCTCTATACCATTGATAATTATTAGAGTAACCTGGACTATTTATATATTCTCCAGTTTCCCTATTATAAGCAACGCTACGAGGTGTTACACCTTGTTTCATTTGTGAACGTAAAATATCTTTGTATCTATCTATTATTTTTTTACGTTCGTTTTCTGCTTCTTGAAGAACATCTTTAAACGCCTTGCCTGTATTTTCAAAAGTATAGTCAAGATACATTAATACGTTTTGTTCTTCTTCTGTCAATTGCTTTAAAAATTCATTTCTTCTACTTTCAGCATTTATAAAATCAGATAGTTTTTTTAATGAACCTTTATTATTCTTAGCTGAATAACCACTAGAGAACATATTACTTATATTTTCAGCTAATTTATCAATGTATCCTTGTTTTAAAATTGGATTTTCAGTAGTTCTAAATTTATCTAATATATCTTTATTAGCTTTTGTTCTACCGCGATTTTCTGTTTTTCTTGCCTGTGTTCCTACGCTTGCTGGTACTTCTGTATCATTATAAATATCGTTAGCATATTGCTGTTCAACTTCACGTCTTTTCTTTTCCTGGTATGTTTTATATGGTACATGTTGTTGTTGCAATTGCTGCTGATATAAAGCTTCTTGCGTTGCTTGCTGTTGTAATAAATTTTGAACATTTTCATTTATTTTTTGTTTGTTTTTTAAATCATCAAACATACCCTGCATTAATTCTGTTTGTTCTACTTCAGGAATATTTGTTCCATTTATGACTTCATTTTCCGCAATATTGCCACCAACAGTACTAGGATTTAATGTATTCTCATTAAAACTACCAAATAAATTACTAAATCTATTTTGTAATTTATTATCATCTAGTTTTCTTACGATATCTTGTGCTTTTTGAATACTATCTCTTGAAAAAATTAGTGATAATGGTGATAGTGAGTTTTGTTTATTTTTACTTCTATTAAATCCACTATTAACTGCTTGTCTATAGGAATTTATATTCTTTACTAAGTTACTATCTAATTCAGATTGTTTTACTTCTTCATAATTAATTATTTTATTTTCTTGTTTTTTATTATTATTTACAAAATTGTTATATTCATTACCATAATTTCTTAGGATAAAGTTTTTAGCTGCATTATCATCTAAAAATTGACTATCTTCGTTATTATTCTTAAATAATGATTGTAAGTCGTTTATTTCTGCTGGATTTCTACTCGTTTTAATTCGTTGTCTTGCAAATTCACGCAATTTATCAAGATTAGGCGTATTTATATTAACGTTATTATTTGTTGCATTTATATTTTCATTACCACGCTTATTAATATTATTTGTACTATTAAGTGTTAAATTATCTTGCGTTTCATTATTTTTATAACGATAAGATTGTATTTGTTCTCCATATTTTTTATTTAAAGCTGTAATATTTTCGTCTGTAGCATTAAATCTAAAGTTTCCATTACTATCTTTAACTGTTTTATCTTTAAAGAAATTATACGCATCTTCATTTGCACCTCTCATTGAACCGTCATCATTAAAGGTGCTATTTAATATATCGTTTGTAAAATTAATTGTTATATCATCAATTGAAGATGATGTAGGTGCTTTAATATCTCCATCTAAGTTATTTAATATTTTATCTGCATACGCTACACTTTCAGCATATCTATGTCCTTCTTGCCACGCTCCTAATCCTTCATTATATGCGATTAATGCATCACGCCAATTGCCAGTAGCGTCATACATTTGTTTTAGATATTTAACACCACCCATTACATTTTGTCTTGGATCATTAGGGTCTACACCTAATTCTTCTGCAGTGCCTGGCATGAGTTGCATTAATCCTATCGCTCCTGCTCCCGATACCGCACTTTGGTCAAAATTGCTTTCAGCTTGCATTTGAGCTTGAATAATATTCGTTGGTATTCCATACGTAACAGAAGCCTCATTAATGTATGAATCAATATCTTTATTGCCTGTATTAGCTTCTTGTTCTGGTCTTTGATTGGTTATTGAGCGAGTATAAGAAGCAGCTCCACTCATCGGTGCTCCTGTAAGTGCTCCTATGAGTAAAGAGTCAATCTGGTCTTGACTAGCGTTCCAAGGTAATAATCCCCACTCTTTGTCTGTTTGCAAATTTGAAATACCTTGCTGTACATACTCTTCTAAACCTTGTTGAGCTGATGTAGCGACTGTTGCTGGTATAGAACGATATACACCTTTGACCATTCTTTCTGGAACACTTTCACCAACTTTTCCAACTGGTTTAAATATCTTTCCGCCAAGTAATCCATATTCAAGTCCGTTCGATATTGCCAATGCTGGCAAATTCAATCCAGCAGTTTTCCAACCGCGTAAATAAGGGTCGTCCAATCCTTCTTCTTTTGCTTGTCTTACTACATTACCACCTTCAGATAAACTTTCAGGTATAGAAGTTGCAGAACCTTTTATCATTGTTTCTAAAGCATCGTCGCTTAATCCACGTAAAAAAGGTAATTTTTTTAATGTCTGTGCTGCTGATGTTACTTTTGTAGCTGGTGCTAAGAATGAAGATGGATATAATGCAGCCATTGAGCCAACCATATTACCAGCATCGTAAACTAATCCGTCTGGATTGGTTATGTAGTCTAACGATAAAATGTTATCTGCTCCGCTGTATTCTTTATCTCTTTTATTTAAATTAGTAACAGCATTAAATTCATTTCCTGTTTTTTCTGCACCGAATATATCAGCAATACCACCAGATACAGAACTTGCTCCACTAACAGCACCTTTACCAAAATTATAATTATATTCAGCAGCAGTTGGTGCATATGTTTTTTCCATATTATGTTCAAGTTCATTAGCACCTGATAATCCAGCAAACAATAAAGCTAATGGTGAGGTATCGCCAAACGGTGCTAATGTATTTTGAACACCTTCAGGCAAATTTTCGCTTAAGGTATTTTTTACCCAATTATAATTATTAGAAATACCGCTGGCTATATCACCAGCAGTATCTATTACTTTATCTAAAGTAGACTCATTTTCTTCTTGTCGTTTCTTTTCTTCTTCTTCGTTATAAGTTCCGACAGGTCCAGTAGCATTAATAAATTTCTGTAAAAATTTAGACATAATATAATCTCCTTATTTTTAATATCCAGGAATTAATTCTTTTTTGTATTTATCTGGTATTCCACTGAAATATTTTTCAGCCATATCGGTATATCCAGCTTTAAGTTCTCTCATTCCTTCAAGTGCTAATATCATTGAATTAACATATGTGCTATCTTCTTCGTCCATTTCTGGTAAATATTTAGCTACCTCATTTTTAAAGTCGTCAATATCCTCAGCATCTAACGTTCCTTTTGCCTTTGAAAATCCTTCCGCTAACGGTCTTGACCATGCAGGTGTTTTATCAGATGATGAGTTATTACCACTACCACTATTAGGCATTTTACCAGTTAAAACATAAAGTAATCCCTGTCCTTGGTCCCATACTCCAGCACTTACTAATTGTTGAGCAGCATCTTGACGGGCATTAGCTTTATTTTGTTCACTTTGATTTCTTATATTCATTTCCAATCTTGTTAAATAATCTTTTACCTTAAGTTGTAATCCTGCATTAAAAGCATTAACATCTTTTTGAGCTGCTGTTTTTTTAGCAAGCATATCAACAGATTGTTTATATTTTCTATCTATATTCGCTTGTGTAAATTGTTGTGCTAAATTTGCCTTATCTATATCACGAGCAAATCCCCATTGTTCTTTTGGTGAAGCAAATTGACTAGCATATAATTGAGCCATTTCAGGATTGTTTGCTAATGTTGCTTGTGATAATAAAGCAATACCCATACTATTTAAAGAACCATCTGGATTAATTCCTGTTGTATTCATTACATTTTGAAGATTGTTCATATAGTTTGCTTCATACTGCATAGCCATATCAGAAGCTTTTTGTCTTGCTCTATATTCTGGGATACCTTTATCGCTTAAACTTTGATATGCTCGCTGATAAAAAATATTAGGACTTACTGTAATATCAGGTTGATTTAACAATTCTTGTGGCGTTAAATTATTTATTCGTTCAGTTTCTTCTTGTTGTTTTTTAGCATTTTGTTGAGCTTGTTCTCCTTGTATCATTCGTGTTAAGTTTTCTAAGCTCACATCAGAGCCAGCTTCTGGAATTGATATACCATTTTCATCTGCTAATTGTCTAACAGCTTCTGCTCTCATATTCGCATTTTGCATATCTTCCGTATTATTATTTTGTTGAGCATTTGCATAGTCTTGTTTAGATTGCAAAACACCATTTAATAATTGCATTTTTATATCATCATAAGTAGGATTATCAAAGTTTTTAACTTTATTTAAGCGGTTTTGTACTTCTTCAACTGTATTTTCTCCCCCTGCTACATCTAATTTTATGCCGTATAAATCAGCAAGTTGTCTTGCTCCATTTGCCTGTTGTTGAGCTTGTTTCATTCCTTGAGTATCTCCATTTTGTTGAGCACTAGCATATTTATTTTTAGCGTCAATTATTTGTTGATATAGCATTTGTTCAATAGATTGTCCATTATAAGAATTAGCCTCACCACCAGTTTTTAGTGATGAGGCCTGATAAAAAGAAGGTATACCAAATACATTTGAAATTGCATTGTTAACTACATTTTTACCTAAGTCAGACATTATATTATTACCACTTAACGAGCCATTATCTTTTTGTGCTTCTTGCATTACCGCTTGATTGGTTAAGTTATTATTATTTTCATTTATTTGAGCTTGTGTTTGTGGCTGTTCTTGTTGTTGCCCTAATCTGCTTAAATCCATATTTTGATTGTTTGCTTGTGCAGCAGTATTTATATCATATCCAGTAATAGGCGTGTTTAGTAATTCTTCTTTTAACGATAATGCTTGCTTATTATTATCATTATTCCCACTCCCCGTAATTGTTGGTAATACTTTATTATCTAACCAGTTTTGGAAAGGTTTTCTTAATGTATCTCCAATTAATGAACCAAGTAAATAATTCGGATCTGAATTTTGCATACTCATCATCGATGCTATTTGATTTAATCTTTGTTGATACCAGTCTTGACCAGTTGAATTGTAATTTCCAGCCATTATTAAAAACTCCCTTCTTAAAATAATCCGCCAAATAATCCACCAAGTAATCCGCCACCGCTAGTGGTTTGAGTAGTTGTAGTCGTTCCTTTACCTGCTAATGCATTAAGCGTTGAATTGCCTGAACTTGCAAGCCCTGTTGAAGCATTCCACAAATTTAGTGCTGGCTGTTGGGCCGCTTCTTGTGCTCCTGCCGCTGTCGTTATTCCTGCCGATGCATTACCAATATTGTTATTATTAATATTATTAATTAATCCAGCACTACTTAAATATTGTTGCATATTAGAATTATTTAAATCTCCTAACATTCCATATCCACTTAAATATTGTTGAGTATTAGAGTTATTTAAATCCCCTAATATTCCCGAACCACTTAAATATTGTTGAGTATTAGAGTTATTTAAATCCCCTCTCAAATTAATATTATTTTGTTGTTGTTGAACATTATTGCTATTGATGCCACTTAAAAGATTTAAATTATTTTGATATTGTTGTGCCATTGTATCTGATACATTTTTAGAAATATCATTTAGTCCTGTTTGTGTTACTGAACTATTTAATACACCACTACTTGCTGAGCTATTTAATAAGTTTCCATAACTATTTTTAACACTAGACTGAATAGCATCTGTCATATTGTCAACGAATGTTTGTGGTAATACACCGTTCATTAAATTTTGATTAAATTGACTCGCTTGATTGTTTTGTAATGATGCTTCATTTATTAGTTCTTGATTAGTTTTATTAGCATTATTTAGTTGACTTTGTATTCCGCTTGATATACTTTGATTAGTTTTATTAGCATTATTTAATTGATTTTGTACACTGCTTGATATACTTTGATTAGTTTTATTAGCATTATTTATTTGACTTTGTATTCCACTAGCTAGATTTTGATTGGATTGATTAGCATTATTTATTTGATTTTGTGCTTGATTATTTAATTTGTTAAAATCTACTTGAACAGCACCTAATGAATTTTGTAATAAATTTTTAGCAGTATCATTGAGCCATGATGCATTAGGTGCATATTGATTGGCTAGGTCTGCTTGAACTTTTTGTAATTGTAATTCATACTGAGTTGGCTGATACGATTGATTGTTTACAGTTGTATTTCCTTTAAATAATTGCAAATCTATATAATAAATTTTAGGTTTGTATGCATGCATAACCTCACCTACTTTCTATATCTAAATATCCCATGTTACATAATAAGAAATCCTTGTTATATCATCATGCATATGTACAGGTGATACACGAGCTTTCTTACCTTCTTTGTTTTCTGCATAATAGATAAAAGAGCCGTCATTGAACGGCTCTTTTTTAGTTATCTTATATCCCCAAAAACGAATATAAGCTTTTATATTTTCTCGTATGCATATTGTACCTAGTTTTTTTATCC